TTTTAAAGGGCCTAAAAATGTAAATACTAAGACAGTATCAGAAACTAATAATATTAGTAATGGTTGGGATAGATTATATGGAGCTTGGCAACATATGAATGATACTCACGCAATGTATCAATCTTATGATTTAGAACAACAAGAAAAGAAAATGAAACAAAAATCAGAAAGCGATAATTATAAAAGACTTAATCAAAACAAAGTTGGATATCCTGTAGCCAATGAATTTATTGTTCCTGGAAGTCAACCATTGTTTGCTGGACAAAATAAGGCTAATAACAATGCAAATACTATAGCTTTACCTAATGATTTAACTGTAGCTTTAAATAAGTTATCAAAAATGCAAGAGACAAAAAAGCTAGATACTAAGACAGTTACAGAAACTAAAAAAATGATAAAGCCTGAAGTAACATTGACTAATACTCCAACTTACAATACTAATGTTACTATAAATGAGGCAACAGATGGAGCAAAGGTAGAAAAGATGATAGAAACAGGTATTAGAAATGCTGGTAAACAAGACATAGAAAAAATAAAAGCACAACTTGGAGTTGTAAACTATGGTTTTGGATATTAGGAGGTTTGAATGAGTTTATTTAAACAAGCTATAAGTATGGCGCTTAGTTTATTAGGTGGGACATATAGTCAAAGTTATATACAAGATATACCATTAGAAGTAATATCAGAAAAATCTCGTAGTTTGCCTATGTCCTTACCTAGTAAAAGAGTTGAGAATGGTTTTAATATCAGTGATTCAGTAAGAAAAGAGCCAATGATTATAAATATAACTGTTGTAGATAATAGCAGTGACTATATGTTAAATAGAGATAAATTAATGAAGTTGCAGGAGTTAGGCGAAGAAGTACAGTTCGTTTTTTCTAATCGTGATACTTACGAACATATGATAATAGAGAACATAGAAGAAGTTGAAACGGATAAACAAAAGTTTGGGTTTACATACTTCATTACTCTAAGACAGATACAAGTTGGAGAGATTAAAGAAAGTGATGTAAAAACAGATAATAAAAAGGCTCAAACATCAGGTGGTAAAAAGAAACGTACAACTGCTAAAGTTAGTAAGCCAACAAGTGCAGAAAAAAGCAAAGTTAATAATGTAGTAAGTGGAAATAATAATGTAGAAAAGCCAAGAGAAAAAACAAGTGCAAAGATAGTATTCGGAGGTTAATATGAAAGCTTTAGAAATAGATGTATCTGATATTCAAGAAAGAGGAATAATAGCTGAATTACCTAATAATTTAACTTTAGAGCTAATTTACAATACCTATGATAGTTTTATATACCTATCTATTTTAAATGCTTTAAATGAGCGTATAACAGGTTATAACAAGCTAGTGCCAAACATAGATTATCTTAATTTAGTTAGAAGTGATGAAAACTTACAATTGAGATGTATTAAGATTAATGAATTTGCCGAGGAAAAAGATAAAATTACTCCTCAAAACTTGAATAAAGATTATAAATTTTTCTTGATAGGTGATGATAATGAAACTGTGGAAACAAGTTAGATTGATAACTATTGGAGAGATAGTATTTGATTATGATGAGTTAGATGTTGAATTTGAAGTTAAATGTACTGATGATAATAAAAGCGATTTAGCAACAATTAAATTATATAACTTATCAGATACAACATTACAGAAGCTAAAACTAAATCAAGATGTATCAATAGACGCAGGTTATAGAGATATACACGGAGTTATATTCAATGGGATAGTTGAAAGCATTAGCACAAGTAGAGATGAAAATGATTTTATAACTACTATTGAAGCAACACCAAATAATCGGGCATATGCTAATACTATCATAAATAGGCAATTTAAAGCAGGTATAAAAGCAAGTGAAGTTATAAAACAGATTGAAACAATGTGTAATTTCACTATGGATATAAAAGAATTAGGCAAAGATACAGTATATCCAAATGGTAAAGTCTTTAGTGGTAGATTATCTAATGTTATCCCAATTCTTGCAAGAGATACAGGGACTATATGCAGATTTACCAATACAACTATTGAATTTAAGTTGCCAAATAAAGCGTATTCTAGTGTACTACATCTAGGAGGAGAACAAGGACTTATTAGGATAGATAAAAAAATGGATAAGGCAGATATTAAAGAAAAAGATAACAAAAAAGCTAAAAAAGATAATTCTAAAACAACATCTAATAAAGCTAAATTTGATATTGAATGTTTGTTAATTCCGTTGATTAAAATTGGGCAGTTACTGGAAATAGAAAGTACTTTGTTTAAAGGACAAGTTGTAGTTAAAGAGTGTAGTTTTGTAGCTAGTGGGCTTGAAACCTTTACAGTATCCGCAAGTGTGGAGGTTGTGTAGATGATAGAAGTTATAAAAAATATGATAGATGATAGCTTAAATGAATTACATACAAGTCTAGCTTGTAAAATTATATCTATTAATCATAGTGCAGGAACTTGTACAGTTCAACCTCTTGCTAAAAGAGAATTATGTCAACAAAAAATTGATTATCCTCCACTTATAGATGTTAGATTAGATTTTCTTAAATTTGGTGGTTGGAGTTTTCAAATACCTAGAAAAGTTGACGATATTGTATGGGTTGGTTTTTCTGAAACTGCTTTATCTGATGAAACAAGCCTTGAAAGATTTAGTTTAAATGAGCCTTACATAATTGGAAGTTGTGAAAATGGATTTGAAGCTAATTCAGATGACATAATTCTAAAAGGTGCAGGAACTAGAATAGAAATAAAAGGAAACGGAGATATAACTATACTTGCAGGGAGTAAGCAAACAACAATTACAAGCAACGTTACATTAAATGGTGATTTGACTATAAATGGTAATACTACTCAAAAAGGGAGTATTACAGCAACGGGAGATGTTATAGGTAAAGGAATTAGTTTAAATGAACATACTCATAACTATAATCCTGGACCTAGTCCTGAAACTTCTACAAGTAAAGCTAAATAGGAGGTGTAAATGACAAGCCCAAAATTAGATCGTGATTGTGAGTTAGTTTTTAATGATAATGGAGTTTGTGAGTTAGTGAGTAATGCAGATGACTTAGTACAAGCAATTAGAGTTGAGTTAGAGCAGAACAAAGGACAATTTGCATTAAATACAGCTTGGGGTACTCCATACTTGAATGATACTAACACAGGCATTTTACAGCTTAAAGATAATCAAAGCAGGATAATTCAAGAAGTTAGTAAAGTTATTAATAAATATGATGGAGTACAAAAAATAGAAAGTATTGAATTTATTGACAAAGAATTAGTTATAAACATTAAAATAAATGGGGAGGTGTACACAATATGATAACAGATAAGGGCTTTATAGTACCAACTATAGATGAAATTTATACTAGGAAGCTAAATGACTTTAAAAGTGTAAAGCCTGATTTAAGAGAAACGGACAGTAACATTATAATCGCTTGGTTAAGGTTTGATAGTGCTGAAGAGTATGATAGCTATTTACAAGCTTTAACAGCATTTAATGAATTATCAGTCTATACTGCAACTGGAAGCAATTTAAATGCTATAACTAGCCATTTAGGTATGACTTGGGAAAAAGAAAAAAAAGCAGTTGGTAAAATTACAGTTACTGCTGAAATAGGTACACAGATACCACAAGCTTGGGGAGTTGAAACTAAATCAGGTGTTAAGTTTGTAACTCTAAATACATCTACAATTACTACTACAGCAAGAGAGACAGAAATTGAAGTAATAGCTTTAGAAGGTGGAACAGATGGAAATGTAAGTTCAGGAGCAATAACAGAACAAACAGAGATTTTAACTGGTGTTATATCTATTAACAATAAGTTAAATACTCTAGGTGGAAAAGACTTAGAAACAGACACAGAGTTAAGAGAAAGATATCTAAAAAGACTAGATAGAAAAAGTTCATTTACAACTGAGGGTATTAAAAATTATATCTTACATAATACAAATGTTAAGAAGTGTCAAGTTATAGAGAATGACACTGATACATTTGATAGTGATGGCAGATTAGCACATAGTTATGAATGTATTTGCTACGGAGATACAAATGAAAATATCTTAAAAGCTTTATATGAGTATAAGATTGCAGGGATTAGAACAGTTGGAGCAATTACAAAGAATTTCGATGAAATATCTGTAGGTTTTACTAGACCCACAGAAAAAACTGTATTCTTGAAAGTTGAAATTCAAGGTATTAAGGAAGTTTGGAGAGATGAATTCAAAAAAACTATAAAAGATATTTACTTAAAATATATAGATGAAGTTGAGCCAAACAGCACTATCTATTTATATAAGCTGATAGGTGAAATATACAAAAATACAAGTGGAATTAAAACTTTAAAAATTAAACTAGGCGATGTTAAGTACAGTGAAAGAGAGCAGGATTATAAACTTTCAAATAAAGAGGTTGCAGTGGCGAATGCTGATGATATAACTATCGAGGTGAATTTATGATACTAAGTAGAGTACCTCATATTTACCACGATACAATTTATTCAAAAAAGATGTTTGAAATAGCAGAAACTAAGCATTTAAGAATAAGAAATATCTATAATCTAATTTCTAATTTCAACGATATAGATAAATCAGAAGGCTATTTATTAGACGTTCTAGGCAGTAACTTTAAAATTTTAAGGAATGGGCTTAATGATGTAGAGTACAGAAAACTATTGAAGTTTGAAATAGCACTATTACAGTTTTTAGGAAGCCCTCAAGAAATAATTAGGATCTTATCTGAGTATTTTAAATTAAATCAAACAGAGTTTAGAATTATAGAGCTATCTGGGAAAATACTTATTTCTATACCTGAAAAATTAGAAAAACAACAAGTATTTAACTTAGTTAAAAAAATAAAAGGTGCAGGTGTAGGGCTAGAAGTTATTAATGGTATTTATGTAGAGGATTACCTAATATCTGAACTGCATGAAATGACACTTGAAGAGATTGAAAAAATCACACTAGCAAGAGATGAGTATTATATTGAAATGTATAGTTTATCAGAGTTAGAACAAATGAATTTAGAAGAAATAGAAAAAATTAAAATTTCAAGGAGGTAAAAAATGGCTGAATGGATAAACGATCCACAAGGTAGAGAAGAAATAGAAAAGGTTACAAAAGAATTAAAATTACCTGTATGGAAAGCTAATCATAAAGGTAAGTTTAGAGATTTTTGGAACGAGTTATGGGATAAAATAGAGGATTACATTCTAAAATTAAAAGGCGATACTGAAAAGAATTCAAAAGGCTTAAATGATAGACTTGTTTCGGCAGTTGGAAAACATGATGGAGATTTTCCTATAGCAAATGCAGTAGTTGGAAATGTCTATTATTCTGAATTAACAAAAAAATATTATA